CCCGCGCAGCTAAGTGCTCAAAGGGCTTCAAGTAACCATGGGTCGCACCAACGAGAAGCTGTGGGAGCAGTCCAAGGCGCAAGCCAAGGCCAAGATGGGTGGGAAGCACTCCGCCCGTGCCATGCAGATCGCTGGTAAAATCTACAAGGAGAAGGGTGGCGGTTACAGCGGGGAGAAGACCGCCGCCCAGAAGTCCCTCAGTAAGTGGGGGAAAGAGGACTGGGGCACCAAGAGCGGAAAGCCGTCCACCCAAGGGCCAAAGGCCACTGGCGAGCGCTACCTTCCGAAGAAGGCGCGTGACGCGCTGACGTCATCGGAGTATGCTGCGACCACCAAAGCCAAGCGCGAGGGCACCGCCAAAGGTAAGCAGTTCGTGGCTCAGCCAAAGCGCATCGCAAAGAAGACCGCGAAATTCAGGGACTAAGCCATGGCCGTCATCGTACCCGATCTGCCGGAACTCTTCGAGGAGGCCTTTGAGAGGGCTGGCCTTGAGATGCGCTCAGGGTATGACCTGAAGACCGCACGTCGCAGCCTCAACATCATGACGCTGGAGTGGGCCAACAGGGGCCTGAACCTCTTCACCATTGAGTCTGGCACTCAGGTCCTGACCCCCGGCACGGCGTCCTACACGATGCCCACTGGCACAATCGATCTGATCGAGCATCAGCTCCGCACTGGCACCGGAGCGAACCAGACCGATACGTTCCTAGAGCGCATCTCGGTGTCAACCTACGCTCAGCAGACCAATAAGCTGATCACAGGCAGGCCGACCCAAATCTTCGTGCAGCGCCTCTCCACGTCCACGCAGGTGACGCTGTGGCCTATCCCTGACACGACTATGCCGTACACGCTTTTCTACTATCGCCTGAAGGGCATTGACGGTCTGGCGTCCGGTATCGGTGGTGAGGCCACGATGGTGCCCCCACGCTTCGTTCCTGCGCTTGTAGCGGGCCTTGCCTACTACATCGCTTCGAAGAAGCCAGCCGCTCAGCCCATGGTCCCGTCCTTGAAGCAAGCATACGAGGAGCAGTTTGCCCTTGCGGCTGACGAGGATCGTGATCGCTCGTCCGTGTCGTTCGTACCCATGAGCCCGTGGAGCTACTGATGGCGTATGCAAGGGGCAGCAAGGCGTTCGGGTTCTGCGACAGGACTGGTCGCAGGTACCCCCTGAGCGACCTCGTCTATGAGTACCAGAACGGCCAGCGCACGGGGTTTCGCGTCGGTAGGGATGTGCGTGACCCGGATCAGCCGCAGAACTTCTTGGGCAAGGTCAAGGTCAACGACCCTCAGTCCCTGTATGACCCACGGCCAGATACTGCAATTCTGGAATCCAACGCCCTCTGGGGGTGGAACCCCGTTTGGAATCCGGCGCAGTACATGATATCGTCTGTAGGAACCGTGACCGTGGTCACAACATAAGGAGAGCAGAACTATGCGCATGCAACCCAAACGCCCGATGTCGGCTGGTAGCAAGCCACCGATCAGCACTAAGTCGCCGGGAAAGACCCGCGGTCCGGCCTTGGACGGAAAACCCGCTTCTATTCGTCCGGGCATGGGCAGCACTAGCGGCGGTGGCCGAGGAACGGGCGCTCCAAAGCCTCCAAAGCCTCCTCGCGAAATGAGCGGTCCACGCGGTCCACGCGGTCCACGCGGTTCGCGGGACATGGAAGGCGTCAAGGGTCCTCGTGGCATGGGCGACGGTCCCGATAGAGTCGGGCCCACACGCTCCGCTCCTCCCTCCATGCCTAAGTCTTCTCGCGGCGTGGGTGGCCCCGCTATGGGTGGTGCGCCTGCTCGTGACATGGAAGGCCCGCGTGGACCACGCGGCATGGGCGGCTCCCCAAGCAAAATGGGTGCTGGCATGGGCGGCGGTGCTGGCGGATCGCGCCCCCCTACCATGAGCAAGCCCGCCATGAGCAAGCCCGCCATGGGCAAGCCTCCCGTTGCTGGTCCGGCTCCATCGGGTGGTGCCCCCGCCCCCGCGCCAAAGCCCCCCGGTATGAAGAAGGGTGGCCGGGTTAAAAAGATGGCCATGGGTGGTAAGTGCCGCGGTATGGGCGCTGCCAAGATGGGCGGCAAGTACAAAGAATAAGTTCAATAGAACTTCTGGGTGACCCATGAACTACGCGGAGCTCTCGCAGTACCTGCAGGACTACCTTGAGACGAGCGAGACATCGTTCGTCGCCAACATTCCCACGTTTGTACGTCAGGCAGAGGAGCGCATCTATCGCTCCGTGCAGATACCCGAGCTCCGCAAGAACGTCACGGCAAGCATGACGTCTGGGAACCAGTACCTAGCCCGTCCGTCCGACTTCCTGTCGGTATTCTCCATCGCTGTGATCAAGGCGGACGGGAGCTACTCCTACCTGTACGACAAGGATGTCAGCTTTATACGGGAGTCCTACCCCTTCCCAGCCGTGACGGGGCTGCCGAAGTATTACTCGCAGTTCAACGGCGATCAAACTGGCGTGACGGAGGGGAACTTCATCCTCGGCCCCACGCCAGATGCATCGTATGGCGTCGAGCTTCACTACTACTATGACCCGGCGTCGATTGTGACCACCAGCACCTCTTGGCTTGGCAACAACGCAAGCGCAGCCCTCCTGTATGGCTCACTGGTGGAGGCGTACACCTACCTCAAGGGCGACCCTGACATGATCCAGCTGTATGAGCAGCGCTATTCTGACGCCATGTCGAACCTCTTTGGCATTGACATCAGGTCCAAGCGTGATGATTACCGAGATGGAGTCATGCCCGGATCGGGAGCTGGACGCTGATGTTTGTGGGTTCGGCATCACCGGGCGTCGTCAACGTCATGACCTCATCGAACGGTGGTCACACGCCAGAGCAGGTTGCTGAGCTGTGCGTTGATCGTCTCATGAGCGTGTCAGAATCGGCTCCTCCGGAGATCGCAATGCAGGCTAGGGCCTTCAAGGATCAGATGCTGGCAGTTGTCCTGCATTATGTTAAGATGGCGGCAAGAGAAGACCGGGAGTCGGTCGTGGCTAAGCTCGAGCAGGTCGGGGCGACTGACGTGGCTCAACAGATCAGGAGACTTTGAGATGCCATTCAGCGGCAACTACATGTGCACTTCCTTCAAGGACCAGCTCCTTGAGGGCGCTCACGACTTCCGTTCGAGCGGTGGCGACACCTTCAAGCTGGCGCTTTACACGAACTCTGCCACCCTTGACGCGACCACCACCGCATACTCGTCCTCAAACGAGGTGGCAAACTCGGGGAGCTACTCGGCTGGCGGCGGCACCCTCGTGAACATCAGCCCGACCACGTCGGGAACCACGGCGTTCACCGACTTTGACGATCTGTCGTTTACCTCTGCGACCATCACGGCCCGCGGTGCGTTGATCTACAACACGACTCCGGCGCACACCTACACCAACCCGTCTGTGGTGGTGCTGGACTTCGGCGGAGACAAAATCTCCACCGCAGGCACCTTCACCATCCAGTTCCCCGTAGCAGACGCCTCGAACGCTATCATCCGCATCGCGTAAGGAGCGGCCATGGCCAACACGACCCTTACAGGCTGGGGCCGTGGTGCGTGGTCCTCTGGGGCGTGGGGTGAGGCAATCCCCGTCATCGTCACTGGCGTGTCTGCCACTGGCGCAATTGGCGCTGTCACCGTCACTGGCACCGCCCTTGTACAGCCCACAGGCGTAGCCGCTACTTGTGCCGTCGGCACAGTTGTTGTCACGGGCTCCGCCATTGTTCTGCCTACCGGAGTCTCTGCGTCTGGCGCAGTTGGAACTGTAATCGCTCGTGCCGGGGCTGACGTACCCGTCACGGGCGTTGAGGCATCTGGCGCTGTAGGCTCTGTCACAGTGGCCGCAGGGGCGATTGTCGAGCCGACGGGGGTATCAGCCACCGGAGAGGCGGGCGACGTTGTCGTCTCAGGCTCTGCCCTCATTCTGCCAACTGGCGTCTCTGCCTCTGGTGTTGTGGGTGATGTCGTCGCACAGGCTGGCGCTGATGTGGCCGTCACGGGCGTTGCCGCCTCAGGCGCTGTAGGCGACGTGGTGATCATCATTCCGACGATTGCGGAGGTCACTGGGGTCTCAGCCAGCACGGCTGTAGGGACTGTGGTCCCCGAGGCTGGCGCTGACGTTCAAGTCACTGGTGTCTCGGCCGCCGGAGCCGTCGGCGTCGTTCTTGTCTGGAGCCAGATCGTCCCCGGTCCCGGAACTGCGTGGGACCCACTGAATCCAGCGCCACCGACATCTTGGTCTGACGTCTTGCCTTCTCCGGGTTCGTCATGGACGGACGTCGATCCGGGTGTTATAAATTCATGGACAACCCTTGAGCCAGCGCCGCCTACGGTCTGGACCCCAGTCGCCGCGTGAGGATGAGCAATGCCCAGCACATACACAACTAACCTCGGTATCGAACTCCCCGCCGATGGCGAACTCGATGGCGTCTGGGGTGATGTCGTCAACGAGAACATGGACATTCTCGACCGGGCCATCAACGGCTCGATTGCGCTGTCCCTGAGCGGCACCTCATCGACTCTGACCACGTCCGACGGCGCACTGTCCGACGGCCAGTACAAGCTGCTGGTACTTGGCGGGACCCCGAGCGGCACCCACACGATCACCATCGCACCCAGCGATGCCCAGAAGATTTACTTCGTGCGGAACACCACCGCCCAGAGCGTGGTGTTTACTCAGGGTTCCGGCGGCAACGTGACCATCGCTACGGGCGACAGCGCGATAATCTACTCTGACGGCGCAGGCGCGGGCGCAGCGGTCGTCAACATCACCAACGACTTCGCCATGAGCTCGGTGAAGATCACGGGCGGCACCATCGACGGCACTGTCATCGGTGGGACATCTGCTGCAGCCATCACTGGGACAACGGTCGAAGCCACTGGCGACGTGACCATTGCCGACAAGATCGTCCACGCTGGCGACACCAACACCTCCATTCGCTTCCCGGCGGCTGACACCGTGACGGTGGAGACGAGCGGCTCTGAGCGTATGCGTATCACCTCCAGTGGCAACTCGCTGTTTGGGACCACTGTGGACTTCACCTCGACAAGCTTGGGCGGTGGCATTGTTGCTGCTGGGTATGGCGTTTACCCCTACCAACTCGGCACAGGTGCCAACACTTCGTTCTTATCCACGCTGAATATCGTACCAGCTTACACGTCTGACGGGACGACTGATTTGACAGTCAACGGGGGGGTTTTTAACCCCACTGGAGCGGTTACTGCGACTGGCGGCTCTAACCCGCTGAGTCTGCACGGCATACGCGTGAACCCCCTCTATACGTCGTCTAGCTCTACGGCAAGGCTGTTCTCGATTGGTACCCAGATCAGCGCCACCAGATCAAGCGCCTCTGACCTGTCATCCAACTCAAACAACCAACTTTTTGGGTCGGTCATCAGCGCAGGACACACAGCAGGGATTCCAAACACTGCCGTCTCGTCCCTTGTTGTCCCCGTATCGGCCAGAGCCAGCAACTTCTCAGGGACTACCACCACCATTACTGGTGTTAGATCAACGATGGCCTTGGCAAATAGCACTGCTGCTCTGACATCATCTATTACCACCGCCTCTGGCTTCGAGGTGGACAGCTTTGGCGTAGGCGCTGCAACGTCCATTGGCCCGGTTACGGTCACCAACGGCTATGGCATTAAGCTCATCGGCCCGACAGTCTCTGCCACGGGCACGATGACCAACTACTACGCCATCCGTGCTGATGCTCCTACGGTCACTGGTACGCTGACCAACAGATTCGGAATCTGGATGGGTGATTCTTCGGCCATCAACCACTTCGCAGGCAACGTAGGCATCGGTACGACCACTCCTGCAGCCCAGCTTCATGTCTCTGGAACCACCAACAACACCTCCCAGTTCACCGCCTCCATCACTGGCACCACGATGGATGTTACGGCTGTCACGTCTGGCACTCTGGCTGTGGGCAACATTGTCTACGGAACGGGCGTCTCCCCGGTCACCAAGATCACCGCACTGGGAACGGGCACTGGCACTACGGGCACCTACACGGTCAGCGTATTGCAGACAGTGGCCTCTGCGACCATGTACACGGGTTCTGGAACTGCCGCCACTATCAGAATTGCTGATACGGACACCACTTCACTCGCAGGTCAGCCGTCTGGCACAATCGAGTTCTTCGGGACCGATGCTTCTGCTCCCGGCGCGGGTGTTGGGGCCTATATCTCTGCCCTGTCTGAGTCTACAGTGCCTGACACGGCTCTGGTCTTTGGTACTAGGGATGCTGCCACTCTTGCGGTGGATGCCAATGAGCGTATGCGTATCGACTCCTCGGGCAACGTGGGGATCGGGACAAGTTCTCCCGCAGCCCGCCTTGATGTGACTGGGGCCTCAATCAACGCCCTGCAGGCTCGCTTTGGGAACCTTGCTGGTCGCGGGCTTGAGATCAGCACGGCGATTATCGGGGGTGCAAACGACTCTGGCAGCCTCCTTAACGCCCGGTCTTCTGGCTCTCTTGGCACTCTGATCTTTCAGACCGACAGCACCGAACGTATGAGGATCACCTCTACGGGCAACGTGGGGGTTGGGACGACCAGCCCCGCGTCACTGCTGAGCCTACAAGCAGCCACCCCCACCCTGACCAGTGTCTCCACCACGACCACCGGAACAACTCTTGGCAACAAGGGCAACAGGGTACTTCTGCAATCCAACTCATCTACTGTCGGAAACGGTGGCGAGATTGTGTGGGCTGCGGCTGATACGGATACTGGTCGTTGGGCTGCGATTTCTGGGCACATCGTCGGCAACGCCTCTGGGAGCGCATCTGGTGATGTTGTCTTCGCAACAAAGACCGCTAGCGCTGACACTGCCCTGTCTGAGCGGCTCCGACTCACCGCTGCGGGTGCCTTGGTCATCGGCAATGGGGATACTGCGGCCAGCCCAGCGGCAGGGTTCTTGCGGGCAACTGGTGGCTCTGGAACGGACATCACCGGGGCAGCTCTAAACATTCAAGCTGGACGCGGTACTGGTACTGGCGCAGGCGGGGCACTTACATTTAGCACGTCTGCTGCAGGCACCACAGGCACCACCCTCAACGCTGCTACAGAGCGTATGCGTATCGACTCTGCGGGCAACGTAGGCCTTGGGATAAGCAGCCCCCTTACAAAGTTGCATATTCAGGGTACTGCAAGTGCCACTGGCGGGATTAGGCTCCAAAACTCGGGCGGCAATCCCTACAGTATCTGGTCAGACGCAAACAGCCTCTATGTGAGCCGTGGAGATGGCTCTACTACCGCACTCACGGTTTTGTTTGGGGGCAACGTAGGCATTGGCAACACCTCCCCTATTACCCCGCTCCACGTTACTGGTGCAACTGTTACTACTGGTGTGGTCTACAAGAACCAGCCCGCCCAGAGTGTGGAGAGTGCTGCGGCAACGCTCACCATTGCGGAACTGCTGACGGGCATCATCCAGTATACGGGCGCTCTGGCCACGCTGACTATGCCGACAGGCACAAACATTGAGGGCGGCGTTCCAGCCACCTTCCCGACGGATATGTCCTTCGACTTCTCCGTTATCAACACTGGTTCTGGAGTGGTTACTCTTGGGACAGCCACTGGACTTACTCTGGTTGGCGGCATGACCGTCGCTGCTGCTGCCTCGGGATTGTTCCGGGTGCGTAAGACCGCTACCAACACCTACACTATCTACCGCCTCGCTTAACCCTAACCCCCTGAAAGGAGGATCACGATGGCACAGAAACAAACCCAAACCATCACGATCAATGACGTGGACTACACTGAGGACCAGCTGACGGACGAGCAGAAGATGCTCATCAATCACATCGCTGATCTGGACCGCAAGATCGGTTCGACACGGTTCAACCTTGACCAGCTTCAGGTTGGCCGTGATGCCTTCGTCAACATGCTCACCGCCTCGCTGGCACAAGGAGAAACAGAATGACCGCGACTATTACTTGGAAGATTTCCCAACTCGACCGCAATGCCGCTGATGGTGGCGTGACGGTTGCTCACTGGACTGTGACTGCCGTTGAGGGTGACCACAGTGCCTCGTCCTATGGCACCGCAGGCTTCACCCCTGACGCCACCGCTCCCGGCTTCAAGCCCTATGCCAGCCTCACCGAAGCCGACGTGCTGGCGTGGGTCTGGGGTTCAGTGGACAAGGCCGAGACGGAGGCCTCTCTGCAGAGCCAGATCGAAGCCCAGAAGGCTCCTGCCACCCTGACCGGGACGCCGTGGTAAAATGACGACCGAGATGCTCTGGAGTCTCGGTCTAAGCGCAGCACTCGGCCTCATCGGCTGG